GCGGGACAGCTCCGCAATGGCCATCCTGAATTTGGCGACCGTGTTCGAGGTCGCGCCCACCAGCGTCTCGCGTTCGTAGGCGGCAAACAATTCGTAAAGCGTCACAAGAGTTCTCCCCGGAGTGCAGACACGGGGGGCGATTGTGTAAAGCCGCGAGGCTGCGATACAGAGCGATGCGAAATCTGCGCCCACTTTCCGCAAAGTCTGGGACCGGGCCTGCTGACAGATCGACCGTGTGGCGTTTTCGCAACGCGCAATGCCACCTTCGGCATTCGACGAGACGGGCTTCACCGCGAGGAAAGCCACCTGCTTAAAGCTGTTCGCAGGCGTTCAACGTCTCGCCGAGTTTTCGTTTTGCAATTAGTACCGATGCCGGTAATATGCGGAGCATGATCGTGGCACTTGACCCCTACGCCCTGACCGTTGAAGCCGCAGCCAGCGCCCTTGGACTGACGACCGGGCGCGTACGCCAGTTGTTGCGCGCGGGTATCCTGGTGGGAGAGAAGGTTACTGAGCGATGCTGGCTGATAAGCCGGGCCTCGGTTGATGCCTACCGCTCGATGGTACGGCGTCCCGGCCCGAAGCCTGTTCAGAATTCTTGACAGATTCTTGTAAACGTCGCTTGACGACGCTACCGATATCGGTAGTATCTGTGCCGTCGCTGCTGGTTTGAACGCCTGCAACGACGAGTGAATGAACAGCCAACCTCTTCGCCCCTCTGGCGACCAGCGCGGCATAACCGTCCAGTGCGGGCGGTCGGGATGTGTTACCGCCGTAGCCCATTTGGCAAGCGGTTCCGCGACTTTCTCCAAGTGTCGCGTTGAGCCGTCTGCACCGACCGCCCGCAGGTTTCCGCGCCACCAGTGCGCGCCTGTGGGGTGATCTATGAAGCGTCAGAACGTGGCATCCGGCCCGTGGCGTGTGACTCTCGACGGCAAGTCGATCCGCAGCCAAGGCCGAGTCGTGGCCCGGTGCGAGAACAAGGCGACGGCGCAACTGCTGGTTGCTCTGTACGGGCTGTTGGCCATCGTGCAGAAGGGCGGTGCGTGATGGAACGCAAGCACACGCCGGGGCCGTGGATTTTCTGCGGCACGCATGTTGATGACAGCCATGGAATGCCGCTGGTTCGTTTCCAAACTCGCGACCCTGAAAACATGAACTCGGCGGATATGCACCTGGTCGCAGCCGCGCCAGACATGCTTTCCGTGCTGCTGGAGATGAGTGAGTTTTGGGAGTGCGGATCGCCCGTCAGAGATGGCTCTGACGTTGTGGACGATGCCTATCGAGCTATCCGCAAAGCGTTGGGGGTGCGGTCGTGATCGTGCCAATCATCCACATGAACGGCACTAGTGCCGACCGGCTTTGCGAGGCGTTGTCTGATGCCTACTACGCCGCGAACAAACTCATGGAGTCGCTGAAGCAGTGCGCGCCGAACGGCAGGGATTACTACCCAATGCCGGGCCTGATGGAAAAAGCCGTCGAGCAGCATCGGGCGCGAATGCAATCCGTGACTGACCTGCAAAGGGCCATTGAGAAAGAGATCGAGGGCATCATGCAACAGACTAGCAAGCGAGGTGCGTCGTGATCGACCCCGCCCTCATCAAAGCCGCTGGGCCATGCCTCGCCGTTGTGTTGTGCCTCGCGTGGTTCGCGTGGCAGGAGTATCGCAATGGGCGATAGCGACGACTACGAACCGCCGCTCGACCCGCGAGGCCGCTGCCCGTGGCCACCGGGCACAGACGGCAAGGTTGCGGCGATTGAACTGCGGCTAGCTAGCGGATGGGCTTTGTGGCATCCCGACGACGCGAAACACGAAGACATGCATGTCGTCGAGGGCGCAACAAAGCTACTGATTGATCAAAGCGTTTCGCAGATTGTCCCGTATCGACAGGTCGGTTTTGCCGCGTATTCGCCACGGCATTACGCAACCGGCAAGCTGCGTTTGGAGTCTGATTAACCACGGAGGTGCAAGGATGCTTGTTTTAACACGAAGCACAGGTGAGTCGATCCGAATCGGCGACGTAAAGGTGATGGTCGTGGCAATCGTCGGCGACCGGGTGCGGCTGGCGATTGAAGCCCCGCTCGATGTGCCGGTCCACCGGGAAGAGGTGTACGAGGCGATTAAGAAGGGCGAGGGCGATGCGAACGCTTGATTTTACCCTCGACGACTCCGAGTGGGCCTATCGCGGAGTCGCTCACTACTCGGTGCGCGAGGGCGACAAAGGCGACCGCGTGACGCCGGGAATTGGCGATGCCGTAGATACGGTCCACGTCGCATGCCTCGATGCCTTCGGTGTTGTTGGTGGCGAGCGGATCGAGTGGCACGACACGACGGAGCCGCCCGAGTGCGAGGGGCATTGGAAGCGGAAGTTGATGGCGAGCCGACTGCTGATGGATCGCCTTGAGGAGTTGTGTGAGAAAGACCTACTTAAAGGAGATAACTGAAGTGCAATCAATCTTCGACCTGATGTACGACCCGGCCAAGCGGCAGCGCAAGCGCCGCCTGATGATCTACGGGCAAGACGGGATCGGCAAATCGACGTTTGCCGCACAGGCCCCGAAGCCGCTGTTTATTCAGACCGAGCTTGGCCTGTCGGACATCAAGGGCGTGAAGGCCCTGCCTCGCTGCCGCACGTTTCTGGAGTTCGCAAGCTACATCAAGCAGATACTGGACGCGGAATCGGTGCCGTTTGAAACGCTCGTGATTGACTCGCTGACCGGGCTGGAAACGCTCGTTAAGCAGCAAGCCGTCGCCGACTACAACTCCGAGAACAATAAGAACGTGGACGCCTACGAGGCAATTCCGTACGGCGGCGGGCCGCTGTGGGCGCTCAAGACGTGGAAGCTGATTCTCGACCGGCTGGAAGAGATCAACGTCGCGAAGGATGTGTGGATTGTCCTGGTCGGGCATGTGATGGTCGAGCAGTTCAAGAACCCCTCGGGCGATAACTACGACCGCTACGTTCCAAAGCTGGAGAAGACAGCGTCGGCTGCGGTCCGCGAATGGTGCGAGGAGTATTTCTTCGCCACGCAGGTCGTTCACACGACGACGGACGGCAAGGGGTTTCAAGAACGCAAAAAGGCGGTCGGGAGCGGCGACCGCGTGCTGAAGACGGCGGGGGCTGCTGCGTTTCTGGCTAAGCGCCGGATCAGCATGCCCGACACAATTCCGCTTAGCTGGTCGGCGTACATGGAGTACGTCGAGGCGAACAACGAGGAACGCGGCGTTGCCGCACTGGATGAGGAGTAAGAACGATGGGGAATCTTTCAGGGATCACCGACAACGGCTGGGACGCCGACGCCGAAGCGAAGAAGGGCAGCTTCGACACGCTGCCCGCCGGTGACTATGTCGTGTTGATCGCAAGCAGCGAGATCAAGGCGACGAAGGCCGGAGACGGGAAATACGCGAAGCTCGAATATCAGGTCGTCGAGGGCGAGTACACGGGCCGGAAGTTGTGGGAAAACCTCAACCTGTGGAACAAGAATTCCACGGCGGTCAGTATCGCCCGCGCTTCGCTGGCGATGATTCAGAAGGCGTGCCGGCTGCCGAAGATGGGCGACACGACCGAAGCCCACGGCATTCCGTTCGTCATCAAGGTCGGCGTTCGCCGGAACAAAGAGACCGGCGAGGACGAGAACCAGATCAAGGCGTATCACCCGAAGGGCGCGAACATGGCCCCGGTGGCCAAGCCTGCGGGGGCGTCGTCGAACCCGTTGAAGTAGTAGACGCCGGGGGTGCGCGGGCCGCGCGACGGAGGGACACGTCGCCCGCTGGGTTCGATTCCCGGCCCCGGATTTGTTTCACAGAAAGGAAATCACATGCCGCAGCTATACCAACTGACGGAAGACCTGTTGCAGCTTTACGAATCGCTCTCAACCGACGAGGACGGGGCGATTGACGAGGAGCTTGCCCGACGCCTGGGCGAACTTTCCGAGCATCGCGAAGACTCGCTCGTGTGGCTGGCCAAGGTGGCTAAGTCGCTGGCCTCGGACGCGGATGCCTACGCCGCGCACCTAGACTACCTGCGGCGGCGACAACGGCAGGTCAGCGACCGATTCGAGCGGCTGCGGAAATACATCCTCGAAAACATGGAACGCCTCGGCGAAGCCAAGATCGTTCGCGACGGGATCACGATCAGGGTGCAGCGCAATTCGCAGCCGACTGTGTGCGTTCCGTTCGTGGACAAGCTGCCCGAGGATTATATCCGGTATCGCGACCCTGAGCCGGACAAGGAAAAAATCTTGCGGGAGTACAAGGCGGGCCGCGAGGTTGAGGGGGCGGAAGTGATCGTCGGGAATCATTTGAGGATTGTTTAGGAATGGAACTCCGCTACTACCAAACCGAAGCCGTTCAATCCGTTATCCGGCACCTGCACGACTACGAAAACAATCCCTGCATCGAAATCCCAACGGGCGGCGGCAAAACGCCTGTGATCGCCACGCTGGCGAAGTACGCCGTCGAACAGTGGGACGCTCGCGTCGTGATCGTCTCACACGTCAAGGAACTACTGGAACAGTCCGTTGACAAGCTCAAGGCCGTGGCCCCTGGGCTGGACGTGGGCGTTTACTCGGCTGGGCTGGGACGCCGCGACAAAAAGCAATCCGTCATCGTGGCGGGTATCCAGAGCGTACACCGCAAGGCGTTCGAGCTTGGCCCGTTCCACTTGGTGATTGTGGACGAGGCGCACTTGATCCCGCCGGCGGGCGACGGGATGTATCAATCGTTCATTCGTGACCTGAAGATCATGGCCCCGAAGATGCGTGTGGTCGGCCTGACCGCCACGCCGTACCGCATGTCTACCGGCCTGATCTGTCACCGCGACAACATCCTCAACCAGATTTGTTATCAGGTCGGCGTGAAAACGCTGATCAATCAGGGCTACCTGTGCAAACTCCGCAGCAAGCGCGGCATGCGTGTTGACCTGTCGAACGTGCATATCCGAGGCGGTGAATACATCGAGTCGGAAATGCAAGCGGCAATGATGGACGTGGTCCGGCCTGCCGTTGAGGAACTGCTGAAGCTGATCGACGGACGGAAATCTATCCTGGTGTTCTGTGCCGGGGTTGAGCATGCCGAGACTGTGATCGGCCTGATCCGCGAAGCCGGGCACGTCGCCGAGTTAATCACCGGAGAAACGTCTGCGGGACTGCGGGCCGCGCATATCGACGACTTTAAAGCGGGCCGGCTGCGGTTCCTGGTCAATGTGATGGTGCTAACAACCGGCTTCGACGCGCCGAACGTCGATTGCGTTGCAATCATGCGTGCTACACTATCGCCCGGCTTGTTCTACCAGATGGTCGGGCGAGGGTTCCGGTTGAGCGACAACAAGGAAGATTGCCTCGTGTTGGACTTCGGGACGAACTTAGACCGGCACGGGCCGGTTGACCAGATCGAGGCGGGCGAAGCCAGACGACCGGGCGAAGCGGGGGCAGCGGTTACTAAGACGTGCCCGATGTGCCAGTGCGAGGTATACGCGGCGTTGCAGTTCTGCCCGACGTGCGGGCACCAGTTCTTTGACGACACGGTACGACACGACGCGAATGCAACCGACGCGGCGGTTTTGTCGAGCGAGATCGAGACAGAGACCGTTGACGTTCGCGATACGTTCTTCGCCAAACACTACAAGCGAAACGACCCGGAAGCCCCGCCGACACTGCGGGTCGATTACCAGATCGGCAACGTGGTCACGATTAGCGAGTGGGTCTGTATTGAACACGACGGCTTCGCGCAGACAAAGGCCCGGTTGTGGTGGCGAAAGCATTCGCAGGAGCCGTTCCCAGATAGCGTCGATGAGGCGGTCCGGCTGGGGCAAGAGGGTTTCATCGGATCACCGAAACAACTACGGACGCGAACGCCACAGGGGAAGCGGTGGCCCGAGATCGTCGAGCAGATTGATATCGAATTACCTGAGTCGTCGGCGAGCCTGATCGCGGATGACGACACGGAGGTCCCGTTTTAATGAGTGCCAAGCATGACGCCGCAACACGCCTCGCGGAGATTGGCTATCGGGTGTTCCCGTGTGCCACGGCAGGCAAGATGCCTGCGACTCCACACGGATGCCTCGATGCCACCAGCGACCCCGACCAGATTGACCAGTGGTGGGAAGCCAACCCGGATTACAACGTCGGTTTATCTACCGATACGCTGGTCGTCATCGACATCGACGTAGCCAAAGACGGCTCGCCGAACGAGTGGCTAAAAACACTGAGCGAAGAACAGGTTGACGAACTGGCGAAGGCCCCGTGCGCAATCACGCCGCGAGGCGGTCAGCATCTGGTGTTTCGCCAGGAAGCTGGGCTGCGCAACACAACATCAGCCATCGCGGATCGGGTCGATACGCGGGCCGATGGCGGCTATATCCTCGTCGCGCCATCGAGAACCGAAAACGGCGGCTACCAGTGGGTTCCCGGTCGCGAACTGGACTGCGGGCGGGACCAGTTGCCCGAGGTGCCGCAGTGGCTGCTCGATGCGCTGGAAGCAAAGCGGGCGGCGGTCAAGACGCTGGCTGAGTCGGTGGCCGATGGCGGGGACATGATCCCAGAGGGCCAGCGGAATCACACACTGGCCTCGCTGGGCGGGTCTCTGCGGCGGATGGGGCTGTCTCAAGCCGCCGTTGAGGCGTCGTTGCTGGCCACGAATCAAGAGCGATGCGCGATCCCCCTGCCTGATGACGAGGTGCGGCAGATCGCGAAAAGCGTGTCGCGGTACGAACCAGATCAGATCGCGCAGGCGGTGGCGGAAGACACCGCGTCAACCGTGTTCGAGCAGACGCCCGAAGTGGTGGTTGACGAGGCCCCTTACGACCCGGTCCCTGATCCGGGGAAGTTCCCGAGTCATCTGGTGGACGTGCCGGGGCTGATGGGCGAACTGATCGCCCACAACCTGGCGACAGCACACAAGCGGCAGCCGGAATTGGCCTTGGCGGGCGCTATCGCGTTGATGGCGACCCTGACGGGGCGGACTGTTTCCGACGAGATGGGGGGCCGGGCGAATCTGTATCTGATCGGGCTGTGTGGGAGCGGTGGGGGAAAGAACCACGCCCGCAAGCTCAATAAGGAAATCCTCGCGATGGCTGGCCTCGAAGCCCGGATCGGTAGCGAGAAGATCAGCAGCGAGCAGGGCATTCATTCCGCGCTGGTTTCCTGCCCGGTGCAGTTGATGCAGATCGACGAGCTTGGCGGCTGGCTGGAGACGGCGAGCGACCTTCGCGGCGGGCCGTTTCTTCGGGCGGCAATGGATTGCCTGATGACGATGTACGCGGACGCCGGGACGATTGTGAAAGGTGGCGCGGTCTCGGATATCTCGCGGGTCAAGATTGTCAAGCAGCCGCACCTCGTGATCTACGGGACCAGCGTGCCGCACCGGGTGTGGGACGCATTGACGGAGCGCAACACGAATGACGGGCTGCTGTCGCGGATGATCTTGATCGAGGCGACGGACGACGACCCGCCACAACAACACGCAATTTCAATCGAGGTGCCGGAAAGCATCATTGAGCAGGCCCGCTGGTGGGGCAACTATGAACCGGGCGGAAACCTCGGCGACAACGCCTGGGCGAAGCCTCGGCGTTTGGTCACGACGACCGACGCTATGGGGCTGTACGACCAGTTGCGGGCAGAGATCGCGGTCGATATCGCCCGCTGGCCACATATCGGCGGGGTGTTTGCCCGGATCGAGGAGAACACGCGAAAGCTGGCTTTGCTCTACACGCTGTCGGCAGACCGGGACGCGGACGAGGTCGGAGTGTGTGCGGCGTCCTGGGCGTGCCAGATGACGCTACACAGCTATCGGCGTCTGGCCCATATGTCGGACCTGCGAATCAGCCGGAACCCTTACGAGCGGCTTTACAAGCGGGTGCTGCGGTTCATCCGCGAGGCGGACGGCTGGACCTGTACAAAAACGAAGCTGCTACGGACGTTCACCGACACAAAGGCATATGACCTGACGGAAATGCTAGCCCGGATGGTTGAGTCGGGGGTGATCGTGGTCAGAAGCGTTAAGACCAAATCGAGACCAGCGACCGCCTACCGACTCACCGAGGACGGTGGGTGTACCTGAATTTTATGAACTATCTCGGGGGAGATAGTTCATAAGAAAGTGAAAGTCCCTTAACCCCCCCCCCTGAGTCTTGGCAACAGTCTCGGAGGCATAGGGGGACTGGGCAAGGCGAGGCCCGGAAGAAGAAGAAAAAGAGTATATACATACAATATATATTATATGAATTATCTTTGAGAGAGAGAAGAGAGGCCTTCAATGCCTACCGCATTCGACATCAACGGACTTCGATGCGTTGATATGACGATTAACCAAAAGCTGATCGTCGAGACGGATAGCGGGCTGGTCGAGTGGCGACGGTTGAACCGGGTCAATCTGGCATGGGCTGAGAAGCGTTTGCTAGCGGCGATGGGTGAAAGGTCGTCCGACTGGACGGAATCGCGGGAGAGGGCGTCTGTGTGCTTCCTGTGGCATCTGGCCAGCGTTCTGGATGGCCAGCAGGTCGGCGACA